AACTGGTAACGTGTTACAAAGATCCGGAACTTCAGGAATTGGAATATCGGGTATACTAAAAGCCATATAATTATTTACTTGATATATGTGGTTTAGCCTGTATAATAAGTGTATGACGAAGATGATATCCCACGAAACTCCTCTATCTATGCTTGAGGAGTCGATTACATATAATGATTACGATTATGCGCTAGTGCATTTATTTGAGACTCATCCAGATTATCTAAAGTTCTTTAAACGATCAATAGCGTGTGGAAGAGAGGTTTTACTGGATAATAGTATATTTGAATTAGGTAAATCATTCGATAGTGTTAAATTTGCTGAATACGTAAAAGAACTAAGACCGACATATTACATTGTACCTGATGTATTAGAAGATGGTTATCAGACGATGGTTGATTTCTCTGAGTTCTCTAAAGAGTATGCCGATCTACCTGGTCTGAAAATAGGTGTGGTACAAGGGCGTACGTATGATGAGCTAGTAGAGTGTTATCAGTATATGTCAAGGCATGCTGACTATATTGCTATCAGCTTTGATTATAGTTACTATATTGCGACAGGTAGGGGCGGTACAGAACTAGAGCGCTGGTCTACTGGTCGACAGAAGTTTATTAGAGACCTTATTAATGATGGTGTATGGAACTGGCAGAAGCCTCATCACCTCCTAGGGTGTTCACTTGCTGCTGAGTTCGGGCACTATAGTGATATCAAGAATATTAGAACAGTTGATACTTCTAATCCTGTGGTTGCTGGTATTAAGGAACTCCGTTATAATGGTAATCTAGGGTTAACAGATAAGCCTTCTATTAAGTTAGCTGATCTCATCGATCATGAAGTAACTGATACTCAGAAGGAAGCTATCTACTATAACGTTATGCAATTTAAAAATATTATACAATAAAATGATAGTTAGTTTTACAGGAGCGCAAAGTACGGGTAAGTCTACTCTTCTTGAGAGATGTAGGAATGATGATAAATTTAAGTCATATAAATTTGAACCTGAGGTAACTAGGTGGGTTAAAAAGACGTATGGGCTATCTATTAATGAGAGCGGTGATGAGTTTACTCAGATGGCTATCCTAAATCGACATATGCATAACTATCTTATGTATAGAGATCGCGATGCTGTCTTGGATAGATGTATATTAGATGGTATCGTATATACGTGCTATCAGTTTTCGAAGAACAGGGTAAGTGATGAGGTATTGGAGCATGCTTCATATCTTTACCGTAAGCTTATTGATAAGATAGATATAGTATTCTACACTGAACCTGATATCCCATTGATTGACGATGGGGAGAGAAGCATTAACGTGGAGTTTAGAAATGAGATTATTGATATATTTAACGAGTTTTTAGGTTCGGCTGAAGCCTCAACTAAGGTTGTTAGATTGAAAGGATCAGTTGAAGATCGTATGAAAGTAATATATAATGAAATAGAAAATTATGGCAAATAAAGAACTAGATAATAGTAGAATTAGTAAGCACCTAGGACAGACGTCGCAGTATAAGAGTCAGTATGACCCTGAATTGCTCGTCAAGGAACCTCGATCAAATAATAGAGGGTACCTGGGTATCGTTGAAGGTGACTTACCCTTTGTTGGGAGTGATACGTGGAATGCGTATGAGTGTTCCTTTCTTATGAGTAACGGTCGACCGGTTACAGGTGTCGTGAAGATTGTGTATGACTGCAATAGTCCGTATATTGTTGAGAGTAAGAGTATTAAACTATACCTTAACTCCTTTAATATGACGCAGTTTGAAGGTACTCAGGCAGAAGCGATCGCGCAATTCGGTTCTAAGGTTAGCGATGACCTTAGTAAATTACTCGAGGTTGATGTAGCTGTTAACTTCTTCGAACCTGGTGCAATCGACCAGTATGATGTATGTGCTCATGACGAATGGGACCTAGACGAGTATAATACCATCGAGGATCAGGTGTGTGATAAGGATGCAGTATATACTGTATATAACGAAACTCCTGAGCTCCTTTTAGAAGGTAAAGTATCTGGTGATACTGACGTTGAAGTTAAGTATCACTCTGCATTGCTTAAGAGTAATTGTCGAGTAACGTCTCAACCTGACTGGGGTGATGTAATGATTCATATGAAGTCTAAGCATGTGGTTGATAAGGCTGCATTGCTAAAGTATATTATCTCGTTTAGAGATGAGTGTCACTTCCATGAAGAGATCTGCGAATGTATTTACCAGCGTCTAATGGAGGTGTTTGAACCTACTGAGTTAGGTGTAATGTGTCTATATGCTCGTAGAGGCGGTATTGATATTAACCCTGTTAGAGCGTCAGCTGAAAGTGTAGCTAATGCTATGGCCGGTACTTTGATGGATCCTAAGAAGGTGCATATCAAGACGTCAAAGCAGTAAACCTAATAATACATATTAACATAAAAAAAGGGTATCGGCGAAAGCCGATACCCTTAAGTGTTTATCTTATACTGTGTCTAAGTCTTAGAAATACACGCTGTTAGATGCAGGTGTAAATGAAGTCCCAAGTCCAGTAACGAGAATAGTGTGGTAGTAGAGGTTAGCTCCAAAGATGTTATCAACAACTCCGTAACGTGTAAGCAAGCCTACGCGTGGTGCGAAGTCGTTAGGACCAATGGTGCGCTGAACCATAACCGGGATGTACGGGCAATAGATAATACCTGTGTCATAGAACTCAGGTCCCTTGTAACCCAATAGGGCATACTCAGGCTTCTCTGCATTAGCTGCATCGATGTTATTACCATCAGTTCTTGTATCACGGTAAACATTGAAACGTCCACCAAGATTACCGATCTTAGCTACTCCGACAGGCTGTGTGTTAACATTACCCTGTACAGGTACCCACTGGAATTCAGGGAGCATCTCTAGGATAGCGCATACGCGAGGTGTTGCAACAATAAAGTTTGCAGCGCCACGACGGTTACGTACAGCAATACGGTTCGCTTCGATGATAAGTCTTTGATAGAAATCACGGTTACGTTCTACTAACCAACGACCGTCGGCGGAAGCAGGACTCCAGATGGAGTAACCGGCGTCAGGGCCCGCATCAAGTGAAACCTGAATCATACGAACCAACATCTCACGGTCGATCTCGGCCTGAATTTCGTACGACATAGCGTTTGTCAATTCAGTATCGATATCGATACCATTCATGTTTTTAAGGTCCTGTTCAAGTTCTACTGACCAGCGTGCGCCTAGGCGACGTGTTCCAGCTTCAACTGCTGTCTTCTCAAAGGATACTTCAAAGGATGGAATATTTCCAGTAACTTCGAAGTTCTTGAGGATAGCAGCTACACCCCTATCTCTGTCTGAGATAAGCTTGTCTACGTTGTACTCATCGATCGAAGATTCGATACCAGAGAGATACAGAGAGGATGTACCAGTGTATGCAGTTTGCAGGTAGTTATACCCAGCTTCTTCACCTTGGGCATCCGTGAGGATGTCACTCTGAAGGGCAGGGGTATTACCAGCGCCTGTTTTGCCGTCGATACCAGTACCAAGGGTTTCCCCAGAATAGCGATAGCGAAGAGCAAATGCAAGTCCAACAGGACCTGCCATAGGCTGCACACCAACAATCTCGTTAGTGATTAACTCGGGGAAAGTTCGTCTAATCATAGGAATCAAGATCTTTGGAAGACGGAAGTCACCTTGAGCGTACTCGTCAGTACCAGGGGTACCGAACGCAGAACGTCCTGTGGTTTGACCGGTTCCAATAGAACCACCAGCGCCAGCAACGTTACCGTTGGTTGGTGTGTAGTTAGGGCCATTCTCTTCGATACACCACTGCTCTTGGTTTTCCAAAAGCATAGCAGTGTTGAGACGAGTGTGGCTGTCTTCGATAGGTGCAACTGACTTAGAAGAATAGTCCAATACTGGTGCCCATTTTTCTAAGAGGGAAGCTGCTCTAGATTCGTCAATATAAGCCTGTGATGGGCGGATTGAATTCATAATAGTTTTAATTTCCTTTCGTTAAATTATATACAAATGTATATAAAGTTTTTTTGTGTTCGACCCCAAGGTATTAATTGCAAGCAACTATACCAGGTAACTCATGAGAAACATCTACAGGAGAAATCTTTAGTACTTACTAAGCTCAGTCATGTACGGACTAGCAGGGGCAGTTGATTCAACAACCACTTTCTCCTGGAGTACATCGGACTTAGAAGTATCTTTTAAAGCTTCTGTTTTAAGGCTCTCAAGCCTGCGCTCTTCTTTTTTACCGAATAACTGTAGAGTGTAATCGAAGTTCTCAGCGATGTAGTCGTAAGACTTACCGTTGAGCATCTTCTTAACAAACTTACTTGTTCTTTCGTCGAGGCCAGATGTTTTCTGTTCAATAAGAAGATTAGACTTAATATCATTAAGTTCTTCTAATACAGCATCTTTCTCGTGAAGTGCAGACTCAAGCCTATTATTGGCTTCATTAATTTGGTTTTTACCGTCAGAAACAGCATCTTTAATGCTCTTCTTTTCAAGTGCGCTATCTACTGCTAAATGCTGGCGTAGGCCTTCGAGTACAGTGATTGCTTTCTTGTTTCTAACTGCTTCTTTAATTTCAGCAGCCGGTACAGATTCTTCTAAATATGCATCGAGGTAATCGGAAATGGACTCAACTAGTTGAGCTTTAAATACCTCAGCATCTTCATTTAAATTGGTTTCATACTTAGTAATAACAGCCTTAAGCTTTGCTACTCTATCTTTATCAATAGCTTTAACAACCTTCTCTAATTTAGCAGAATGATCTGTGTCAATAGCTTCGAGGAGTTGTTCGAGTTTAGCTGAGTAAAGCTCATCTTGCTCAAGCAAGGCTTTATCAACATGTAGCTTAGATTTTTCTTCTAAGCGTGTATTGAACGCGTTTTCAATATCAGTTAAGACGACTTCATCGACTTGACCGTTTGTTGCTTCTCTTAAGATGTCGGAAATATTTTGCATAGGTTAAAAGATCGTTGTATTATTATTTATCATTTTAGTCTTAATTTTCCCGCTTATTGCCTTACTTAAATGAGAATTAGCAGTTTTATATTCCTTATTAATGATTCTATCAATGAATCTAACGATTTCTTTTTTTGTATCTTGTTGACTCATAATATATTATAGACCTTTAATAAATTTTAGCATATTCTCTCTCAAAAACGCATCTTGGTTCTTAAGGGGCATAGTCGCGATTGTCTTTTCAAAATTACCATAATCTTCTTCAAACTGCCCGTACTGGTTAAGTACGTACTGCTTACTTTCAAGAATACCATTAACAAACGCTTTTGGAAAGGATGGATCAGCAACACAATCGATTGCTACTAATTTAAAATCTTTTACACGATTAACACCGCTATTGCTTTCAGGAATTAGTTGACCTAACGCTCTAGAGCTCATACCAACTCTTACACCATCATTAATAAGGCTTCTTACAATTAAACCTGTTGGTGTTGATAGTACTTTACTCTTACCGTAAAAGACATTACCGTCTTGAGACATCTCTGTTACAATATGACATGCTCTCTCTAAATCTACATCAGCAGTTGACGGGTGATTGAGTTCACCCATTGCTCTACCAGGCTTAACCATTTCTTCTTCATACCGTGATACTTCATCCTTCATCTCATTGAGAGAGTAGATACGCTTGTTACGGTTAACATCTTCAGCCATCATATAAGGGCCTTTAATAAAGAGGTTTTGCTTACCTTTGGTAGTGCTCTCTTCAACGACATATTCGAAGGACTCACGTGGAGCTGGTGTTTCGACTATTAGATTTAATCCCATATATACAAATTATTTATTGGATGTGTACTATTTTTCTACTATAAATGTAAATTTTATATAAACTTACCGTATACCTAATTCCTTTTCTGTTAAGATAAGAAACTCATATCCCTTTTGATCTGCCCATCTCTTAGCCGCTTCCCACTTTGCCTGGTTTACAACCCATGTACGCTGCTCATAAATCAGGGTAGTTTTCTTTTTCGACTTGGTTGTCTTTGGTCTAGTAACCGAACCACTGGGCTTTATTTCAATAAGATACTTCATTGGTTTATTATCTCTATTAAGAAATAATATAAAGTTATCAACGAAGTACCTATGTACCCTACCATCTAGCGGGCTTATATAAGGTACTATAATGCTCTCACTGCCCCACTTGAGCACTCTATTATTAGAATCAGCCCATTTAAAAAATTTTAACTCCCAACTAGACCTGTAAACTGGGTCCGAGCTATCAACATACTTCTCTCTATTAATAGGCTTATACCGACCTTGCCTATATTTTTTACTCTTCTTCATTCACTAACCTACAAAGAACATAGGTGGTTCATTATCACCCAATCCTGGAGCACCTTCATATAGCATAGTCTCAAGACTTGCCTTCTCCGCTAAACCTTGCGTCATAAGATCAGAGGAGTTTAGGCTACCACCTCCAAATAAGGTTACTGTACCATACTTACCGCGGATATTTGCAACTGTGATCTTAGTTAATGCTAGTGAATATTGATATACCCAATGCTCTCTAATAACATCTCTTATAGGTCGTTCAACGGAGCAACTTACAACACCATAGAATCTTGAAGATGAACCACTACCAGACCGTGGCTGAGGATACATTCTTAACATCTGAGTACGGTCATCGAACGTATAACTACGCTTAGTAGCAAGAAGCTTCTCTCTCATCTCCATCCAATCCTTAAGAACGTACCAGCTAATTAAATCAAACCCATAACTACCCATAGCATAACTGAAATATGTCTGCTGAGCCATTGTCTGTTCAATAGTAAATAGCTGATTGATACCTGATGACGTACCTTCTTCGAAGTCTTGAACAGCTATAACCTTTCTGTAGTCCATTACATCGTAGTCATAGCTATTGAAGTATGAAGCATCAACGTTAGGTGAATCAGCACCTGATACAGAACCTAAGATACTAAAGGACTTAACAGGCTGTACTATAAATGAACTACTCAAAGATGGTATGTCTTCAATGATCTTGTTATATATGGTACCATCAATAACATCATTTGCAGATAGGCTATTACCTTCAGTAAAGACTGTTGAGAGAGCGCTACTCGTTGTAAATGATGTTGAGGGTATCGCTGATGCAGCAACATATGTAGCGTTAGTTTGTTTATTTTCGAGTCTATTTGTAAAATCCGGTGACTTTACATCGTCTAAATAATCTTGACCGAATGTATCGATAGTATTAATAGTAAAGAGGTGATCTAACTTAATGCCTTGATTTAAAACATATAGATCACTATCAAATAAGAGGTACTCTTGAGTATACCCGGCGAACTTAGTGAACATCTCAACAGCAATCTGTATATTAGTATAGAGACTGTCTCTGTGAATCTCAATATTAACAAAAGGGTAGCCTAATGTATTGAGAATCCTATCACTCAGCTCATTAAAAGTGTCGATCTTACTGCTAAGATTCGTACTCTGAAACGCTGAAACTGGTTTTATGTCACATTTAGCCATTAATAATATTTAGGTATACATACAAGCATTACCCTAATTATACAGATAAATATCTATATATGTAGGTAATTACTTAAATTAATTACTTAAATAGCAGGCTCTGCGGGACCAGCATCACCACCTGCGTCAGCATCGCCGGCCGCCTCATCACCGGTATCAGCACCACCACCAGTATCAGCCGGTGCGCCACCGAAATCAGGTGCTATACCAGCTGGTGTACTACCCTGTAATGCAGCAGCTTCATCTCCCATAGCGTCACCAGCGACCTGTAGCTCGTCTTTCCAGTTTGGACCACCACCAGCTATCTGCTGTAGCTCCCACTGAAACTCAGCGTCTTTACGTAGTAACTCTCTATTAGCCTTAATATCATTCTCGTTCCAGCCAAGATACTTCTTCTGGCCGTAGGTAGCAGATATAAATTCATTGGCTGCTAAGCTATTATAGTTAGCCGCTTTTAGTTCGAGCTTCTGATTCTCTCTTAACTCAAAGAAGTTTGTTGGTACATTAAATTCGAGATGTATATTCTGCTCTTTAATATCATACTTGGCCTTAGTACCTCTAAGCTCGAGATGAGTTAAGAAGCCATTCTTAAGACCGGCTGCAAATTGCTGCTGCAATCTAATGATAAACTTAGCGAACTTAAGCTCGTCTCGTAGTATCTCATTACCATCCGAAACACCCGATTCTGAGTTAAGCCTATTAACCGGTACTTTTAATGATTTATAGAGCTTGTTAACGAAATACATTAGATCCGCTAACTCACCTAAGTTAGCACCTCCTTGTAGCTGTGTAACAGACGTTCCATCAGACCCAGCTCTCTTAGCGAACCAGAAAGAGTCGAGCATTGATTGTGGGTTAAACTTCTGAACTGCGCCCTCCTGGTTAACATCAAATGTCTTCTTTGACCAGTATTGCTGAATAAGCTTTCTGAGATATGCTTCTGCCTTAGGTGGCGCCATATTACCTACATCAACGTTAAACACCAGTCTCTCAGGTGCTCTCACTAGACGGTAGATTACAATACTATCTTCAACAAGTGATAGCTGCCTATAAGCTCTTCTAGAGTTTTCGATAAATGGTAATCGGAATGATTTATCTTGGTTCCATATACCAGAATGAATATATGTTACCTGGTTTGTATCCATTGGTACAAACTCCATCTTATCGACCTTATCAGGCTTATTAGGGTCGAAGACAGGCTTACGTAGAATGTAACCTTTAATGAGCATATTCTGTATATTATCATATACTGAGTCGATAAGATCTGACGGTAGTTGTACAGCACCTAGTATACCTTCTTTCGTATGCTCTTTATGTATAATATGCTCGAAGAATACCTCACCCTCAACTAGCATCTGTCTAAAGTATTCGAAACCTTTTCTCTCTAGAGAAAAGTAGTCAATATACTTTTCAAACTCTTTCTCGATAAGAAGCTGATCTTCCTCCTTTATCTCTGTATTACGAAATTTCAGCTTAATAATATCACCGTTAGTATCTACGTTAATAACTTGGTCGCATATCTCATCAAGTGCATCAGAGATCTCAGCAAAAGAAGCCATAATGCGATAATCGCGTAATCTGCCGGATTTATTCTCTTCAATATTAGCATATACAAGCTCAGCGTACTGACCTTCCTTACTAACTTGACCTGCAGCGACACTATTATAATCATTATTATAAAATACTGACTGATTAGCTAACGCCTCTGTTCTTCTAATTCCCGTGTCCTGAAACTCTGTATACTTCGGGTTCAGATCACCTATAAGATCTTCCGCGTTGGGTGTCTGATAAGGTAACCTGCTAGCTACACTCTTCATAAAGTTCGAGTTAAAAAATGATTTCTTTTCGTTATCAGCCATAGTCTTAATTATTTAATATTGTTTTTGTGATTATAAAGCACCTACTAGAGGAATTCTATATATATCGGCTTATTACCCCTGCCATCCTCACCTTCTGGAGCTGTTGCAGAGAGATATGAGTTAACTGATGTATCCCAGCCAGCACTATTATATGGTACAAATGCAAACGTGCCTGTAAGATTATTCGATACAGGTAGTGTTACAGAAACAGAGTTTTCACTATTGACAGTATAATTAATAGACTGCCCGGATATAGGTCCTTGTCTCGTAAACTGATCAAACACATCAACGCTAGTTAGGGAGCTAGTATCTGATGCTGATAGTACCAGGCCATCGAGTAAGTTAAATCTCATACCCTCTAGGCTAATCTCGAGATCATCAGGTGGCGCAGTGTCATATACTACAGGATCCTGTAATCTAACACCGTTGACGAGCAGACCAGTAACATATGGTGAAGCAGATGTTTCAAACGACTCGGTTAAATGGTCTGATATATATGCCCCGGTCATTGACTCATACTCTGTGATGTGATTTTCCGATACAAAGTTCTGATCTACGTAAAATATATTACCAGCTGGTTGATCTTCATCTTTAAATAACCACCCCTTAACCGTGAATGATGTATCTGCTGTTACACGTGCCTTTGTATTACCGGTTAACTCGATAGGGTAATTCATTGATATATTACCGTTCCATAGTACTTCAGATCTAATCTCTTGATCTACAGCCATATTAAAAGCCTTAGGTAGGTACCAGGATATAACGACATAAGGGTTACAGAATGGTACAAAGTTAGACAATATCTGGTCTACGTCAGTCTGGTAACGTGCTAGAATGGATACATTAAGCTCTAAATTAATGGGTATAGGTGTTTTAATATGTCGTGAATATTGATCCCCGGATTTACTACCCTCGGCGTTCGCATTATAATAAAAGCCATCTATCTTGTTGAATACCCGTGTCGCATCTCTTGTTACACTTGATATTGAAACTGCTACTGCAGGTATAGTGATTGTTTTGTTTAAGTTGATAATATCGTGCATTACACGCTGCTTAGGTGCATACAGATATCTAACGTTAATACGGTCCTCTTCTTCTCGATCTTTATTAAATCTACCTATAACGATATCGTCAAACGCAGCTACAAACTGCGCGACCATGTCTTTAATCTCAAAATAGTATGGACGTGCTTTCACTTAATTATTTAATCAATTATTTAGTCCCATGGGAAGACATACCATGAATCATTATCAGCGACAAGGCCTGTAACATCTTCATTGAATGAGCTACTAGATCGTCTGATAAGAGATGCGTATGTTATCGTTTTAATTTCATCATGGTCGAAGTGATGCTGAATGTAGTCCTTTACAGACGAGAATGTAAGACCAGAGTCGTTAATATCATCAACAACGAGAACATTACCTGCTAATTGAGGTGCACCATAGT